CCGTCGGAACGGTGTAAACTGTTACCGTATCAGTTGTTGTATAATCATTTCGCTTGGCGATGAACTTGTTGTTGACTCCCTGGTCCCTTTCCAAAATGGATAAATGCAGTGTTAACCTATTGGAGTCACCGGCGGTGGCTTTGATAATATCCCCTTCATTTAAAATTAAATTTCTAGCAAAAATGTCCGTTTCCACCAAGGCACTAATTGTTGCTGCAGTTATAACAGAAAACACGTTCGCACTGGAATCCGTAATTGTGATTGTAAGGGTCGTTGCGTTGTTTGAAGTTTCAGAATACCTGAAACTGTTAAGAAAAGCCGTCTTTTCATCCGGAACCGTATAAAGGGTCGTCGCGCTCGTTGTTGACAGGTTATATCTTTTTGTTACGTAATTGTGCGCCATCTACTGTCCTATGTACCATGCCAGTCGTTCCTGTTCCTCACGGAGCTGCTCCGGAGTGTAGGTGGAATTCAGTGCCTTGATTACCTGATCAAGCGCCTCGACCAGTTTGTTGAACTGATCGGGGTCCACCCTGTTCTCATACGACTGCGGCAGTACTGGTTGATCAATCTTTGACATTGGTAATGTACTCCTTCGCCTTTTCCAGATCCTCGTCCGTCAGGTCCCCTTCGGGCTTGATGATGCGCGCGACTTTTATGAGGGTGTCCTGGTTATACATCAGGTAATGTCCTTTCATTGGTTTTTTTTCTATGTCCATTATCTGCCCCCGTCCGGCCTGACTTCAGCGCGGAAAGTTCCGAACCTCCAGTCGTCGCCTGTGGCGTCGCTTTCAATCCTGAGAGCGGCCTGTCGTCCCCGTGCGCGTGTGTCAATCTTGTCCGTTGAGGTCGTAATCTCATACGGTCCGTTTGTCCTTTGGGTTGATGATGGATAGTCGCGAAACTTGAGTGTCAGGTCAACCGATCCCGACAGGTTCTTGAAGTCGGGTATGAATCTTTTAATCGACATCATTTTTTCGCCGTCCTCAAGATCAACGTCAGCTGACTCTATGTAGGATGTCATCGCGCTGCCGTCGGCGTCCTTCCCGAACTCATGCTTGTAGAAAAATGTCCTTCCCGCCGTCGCCCCGTACACGGTTGGAATTGGAGTGGTCGTGTCATCCGCGTCGTATTCCGCCGCGTATGGATTATTGTATGCGCTGCGGTCCGCCCACGCGCTTCTTGCCAGTGAGCCAACGTGCCAGGAATTTTCCTGGTAGTTGTATGTTACCTGCTTGTCCAGCTGCACGGAATCACTTGACGGATAGAACCACATCACCTCTCCAAAGTCGGAAAGGGTGGAACAAAATACGTCCTGCTGCGCAATTGGCTCGATGTCATCGAACACATGATCCTGCACTGTGCAGTCAAGTTTCTTGACTGCCCCGTCGAACACGAAGAATGATTCCTTACCCATCCAGAACACCCTTCCGCCAATATCAATCGCGGCGTTCATTCCCACTGCACCGCAATTGTCGGCGATGAGCTTGAAACCAAACGTAAACGGTGGGCCAATGAACTGCATCTGGTAGAGGGAGGTGTCGGTGAAAACAAGGATTACGCCCCTGCTCCTGACCGCCGCCATGATCTGGCTTCCCCTTGTCAATCGCTGTGAGCCGGCCGTGTTGGTCGCAGTCGGCGTCCACGTGTTGTTGTTTTCCTGGTCGCACCAGCGTATGAACATGTTGTCCTGCGTTGAGCTGGTCGCGATTGTTGTTTCCGTTCCGAACAGAATGACGTGCCGGTCATCACCCGAGATCAGCATGATCCTGTTTGTCGTTGGCGCGTTGCTCAGAACCGTTGCCAGGTTGCCGCTGAGTCCTGATGATGTATCCCACGTGTACAGTCCTCCATTTAACTGGCACGCTAGGGCGTCCTCGCCCCAGTTGTCCAAACTCCATTTTCCGGATTCAAGAACAGCAGGCGACGCTGTAATATCCTCACGAGAATCGCCCCATTCAGTCTGGTTCCACACTCCCATGCCCCAGCCATATCCATAGATGGACGTGGCAGGACCGGATCTAATCTTGTATGTCGCCGTCGCCGTCGCGCCACTTGCCGTTGACGTTGCCGCCGCAGGCGAAGTGATCGTGAACGTGTTGGCGGTTACAACCGCCGGGCTTGACGTGTCAAGCAATGTAAGTATTTCAAATTCGTTCTGCAGGTTGGCCTGCGTAACGCCGCCAACGTCCGCGCTGACACTGGAAATCGTCACGTAGTCCCCAACACGTGCGCCATGGGACCCATCCGTCACGGTGATGGTCGTCGATCCACTGGTTGTGTTAAACTGGGTAATGCTTCCTGTTCCACGCGTTGGAGTGGCATCATAGTACTTGTCCGCCAGTATATCCGAATAGACGTAGAGCTTCTTGTTGGTTCCGAACATCGTGTACTTGACACCGTCCAGATCAACCCATGTCAAAAGGGCACGCGTCGCCCCTATAAGGGCATCGCTTGTGATCTTCAGCCATCCGCCAATCTTTTCGGGCAATCCGGAACGAAAGCGGACGTTATCACCGTCTATCCACGTTCCCTCGGCACCGTATTCGGTTCGCTGCTTGTCGATTCCCGGCCGTATCTGTATCTTGGCTAGTGGCATTTAACTCCTAGTTTGTTGCGTAAAACGGCATCCAGTAACTGGTTCCACCGACATCCACGAGAACGTGTCCCGTCAATGATCCCACGCTTGTGTCCGTTGTAACGTTCGTGCTTTGGTCAGAGGCGCTTGTTCCATCGAACTTGATGAAAGGCTTGTCCTCGTCATCCTGGTCGAGCAACAGGCAGGGAACGGCTCCCGATGCGCTGTTCTGGTTTATCTCCAGCTTTGCCGCCGGAGCGAGCACGCCAATGCCGACCCTGTCAGTTCCGCCGTCCGAGACAAAATTATTCGCGTCCCCGTTGCTTTCAATCCTGTAGTCAAGGTCCGCTGATGCATTATTGAATATGAAAGATCCGCCGTCAAATTCAACATTCCCTGTTGCCTTGAGGCTGCCGACAATATCCAGTGTAAATGAAGGGGAAGACTGGTTAATGCCAATCGTGTCCGCGCTGCCGTCAACAAAGAAGGCATGCGTGTAAGAGGCGGATTCAATCCTGAAATCAAGGTCGTTCGCCGATGCTTCATTAAAAGTAAAAGCACCACCATTAAAATTAACGGCTCCCGCCACGTCCAGTGTTCCGTTGGCCGTGATATTTCCCGCATCGTCCAAGACGTCGAACATCGTCGATCCGTCCGTGTACAGTAAGTGTTTTGATCCTGCTATAAGTCCATCAGTTGTTCCTGTTCCACCAGCCGGCTTGAAGTTAAGAGTGTATGTTCCCATGGTCGCCGCATTGTCAACAATGTACCAGTTCTCCACCGCCTCGCACTGCATGGTTGTGTTGCCCGTCAGCGTTCCCGTCAGTTTTATGATTGCGTTGCTTGTTTCATCCGCTGTTGTTCCGTCCGTTGCCGTCAGGGAATCCGTTGTGCTCGCTATTGCGACAGAGACGTATCCCTTGATAGCCGATTCCAGCTTTTGCAAATTGTTATTTGTTATTGTACCCCAAGTCGCGGCGTTCTCCCCCGTTGTCTGGAGCTCAAGGTTCAGGGTGCCTGAATATGTCGATGCCATTTTTAGTTCCTCCTTATCTAATCAATTTCCGTCCATGACGCCGTCTGGCTGTCATCAACTTCCGTCCAATCTACTGTCTGGCTGTCATCCGTCTCGTTCCACAAAGTAAGATCCACGTCATTCACGCTCAGGGTGATCAAGGTCTGGAATGCCTCCCCGAATGCCGTCTCGTCTCCAATGCTGAACGTTGCATAATTTCCTGTCGCGTCCACGGGTGCCGAACCGGTAACCGTTTCCGTGCCGATGCTGAATGTTGCTGCATTTCCACCTTCCGTGAATGAAAGGTTATGCACCACGCTCAGCATTGCGTCCTGGAATGCCTGCTCCGCGAATGCTGTGTGTCCTAGAAGCATCTGTTACCCATTTGGATCCGTTGGCCATTCGCCAAGTGGCTTGCTTTGTACACCGTCCGTTATTGTATAAGTAAACAAAGCCGCCAAAGCGTCCACGTCCGCCGCACCGTCCACCTGTGCCTGCATTGAATTGCACTTGGCCCTCACGGCCGTCCTGTAATCCGTTATGGCACTGGGTATTGACGTTCCGGCTTCCGTGTTACGTATAACATACCAGTCATATTTTGCAAGAAGTCCTGCCGCCTGTCTGTCGAATAGTTCCTTTTTAACTGTCTTTAAGCCTTTAGTAACAACTTGATTTCCATTATCATCTAGTATTGGGTTGTCATCTCCATCAACCTCATTTCTATCCGCAATGGCTTTAGCAACAGCCGTGCCATATGTTGCCGTTACGACTCCCCCTGCAAAGGCTAGGGTCTGGTTGGTATTAGTGTACCATTTCTCATCCCTTTTATTGGTATCATCATAAACAACCGAATAGATGCCTATGGCATTTAAATCTGCTTCCGGCCACAGACTGTGAATGTTCTGGGGATACTGAACGTCACCTATCGTCATCCCCCTAGGATTATTATAGGTTTTTGTTATTGTGTTATCTTCTACTAAAGCGTACATTTCTCCTCCTTAATTATTTTGCCGTGCACGGTACTCCCCCTGATGTTACAAATGGTTGTTCTGCGAATGCCATATATAAATAATTATCACCGCTTGTATTATCATTATTTTCAGTATTTCTAATTTTAAAACCATTAGATAATAAATCAATTACAGTTGCACTATCATTTACACTTTCAGCATTAGCCCCATTAGCTAATAAAACTGTTCCATTTGGATTTGTTCCTCCAGTTGTTGTTCTTTTGTTATCTCTTATTACCCAATTTGATACGCTGTCTACATTTTTATACAGAAGATAAGCTGGTTTAAATCCTGTATAAACAAATGGGCCGTCTGCATTTCCGTTGCCTGTATACCCACCAAATTTTGAGTAGCCTTGTATTTCCCTCCAAGCATAGCATACAAATGTTTCAGTATCACCGTGAACTCCCGAATTACTTAATGAACATACTGTTGATGTTGGTGCTGTGTCATTCCAAATAAGAAAATCAGTAGTTGCATCAGTAGTATCTAAAACCAAGTAATCCGTTTCTGGTGCCGCTGTATTGGCACTATGATACATATACCAGTTATTTACTGTGCTTCTTTCCTTGAATAAAAGAACATCTGGAACTGCACCAAGACCGTGTGATACTGTTGCTGTTGCTCCTGTTCCTGTATAAAGAATTATTGAAAATCCCGCTGTTGTATTTGCTTGGTGTGTACTTGCTAAAATTTGTGATGCACCGCTTCCACTCGCACTTACAGATGATGTTGAACCGCCATTAGCTTTCCATTGCCATGCTACGTGACCATCATCTGCATAATTAATTTGATTTGTTCCAGAAGTAGCTCCCAAGCTAAAACCATCAGAACTAAAAGCTGTCAAGTTCATATTTCCCGATGCATCACCTTCTGCAGCATCTTCATCTGATTTCAATGATTTAGATGTACCAGTTCCTCTGGTTGAATCATACAAACCGTGAGCGGCAGAAATTTCTCTATTCTTCATCCAAATTAAATCTGGTGCAAAATCTCCTGCATTAGCGTCATTGGTAATAGCATTTGCATCTGCATTACCAGTATATAATTGAATATGAAAATGTGCTGATGGGTCATCTATTGTTGTATAAGCCATTATCCATACTCCGCTAGGTTCTTGGTGCAAAGGGCATAGTAGCCACTAGGTACTGCGAATTCAAAGTTTCCGTATCCGTTGGCATCCGCATTGCCACTTGATATTGAATGTACAGGATTTCCAAAATTAACCTGACCTTCTCCAGCTTGTGAACCAGAAGCATAAGTCATAAATACATAAGGATTGGATTTAGTTTCAGAAAGATTTTCTGTTTTAGTTAAACTTCCTTCCACATAATATTTAATTGTTTTTGTTCCACTATCTAAATCAATCGCAAATCCAACTATCTCATTTTGAGCAACAACTGTTCCACCTGTTTGTGTATTTGAACCATTAGCATAAACATATCCATCTCTCCTATAACTGTAACTATCTGTAAAATTGCCTGGATAATCAGTAGCAGCATGATTATCTACAGCATCATAACCAACTTGCCCTATGCCTGATTGGGGATTATAGTCATTATCATTAGTACACTTTAGTTCTATATACCATTTCCCATTTTGCATAGCTATTGAACTTTTACTAGTAAAAGTTCCACTAACTTGTAAATTACCCTCTGCTAATGTCGCGCCACTCATTAATGGGTTCATTGTAGCAAAATTATTCGTTGGCGTGTCTGTAATCATATGTTTTGCGGCAAGACTGTCGCTTGTAAAATGATTATCATTTCCAGAAGTGTCAGCACCTATTGTTCCTGTTCCGGCAGTTCCTGTGCCTGATTCTTTAAGTTCCATAAAGTGTCCGTTGTTCCCCCAAGTAACATCCGGACTCTTGGGTTTCCATATTCCACTATCCTCATCTGCTTCTCCAAATGATGATGGAGTTAAAGCAGAGCCATCAACAAAAGCAAGTTCAGCGAATGATGAATCACAAGGCGTGTTTTCATACCAAGCAGTTTTACCAACAGTTCCATCAAACCATAAATGCGAGTTACTGGCGTTACCAAAAGACCAATCATCATTTTGGTCAGGCCAAGTTGCACTATCCGTTGCCGTTATTTGAGTGTTATTTACATATAGTTTTACTCTATTTGTATCCGTTCCCTGTGAAGTATCACCAACTAAAACAATATGATACCAAGCACTAAAATCACGATAAAGTGGTGACCAATTTATATTGGGATTTGTGCCTGAAAGAGTATCAAAAAAGGTAAATTGTGCATTGGATGCATCTGAATAGTGAAGATACCCAATATTATTACCACTTCCGTCTAAACTTCCCCAAATTTGTTGTGCAACTCTGCTGTCTAGGGAAGCATCAGTTGTGGAAGTATGAGGCTTAAACCAAAAGCTTACTGTAAATTTATCAATATCAGTAGCTGTGTCTAAGTCTCTCTTTAAAGTAGGGCGGTCTGCTATTGTACACCTAACTCCGTTAGTTACATTATATCCTGTATCTGCTGCCGAATTAGCTCCACCTATTAAGAATGCCATATTAAGCCCTTGTTAAGTTAAGGTTTCTTCCAACTTCTATCCAATGTGAATTGTGATATCTAAAGGTAAATAAATCACCCTTGGCTGCCGTTGTAGTGGCCGTTGGAGCAGTACCACCTGTAAATTCAAAAGCGGCGTTCCAAGCAATTGTCCTTGAACCTGTTCCATCCTGTATACAAAGAATAGAAATATACTGTCCTGTTGTAGGATTAGAAGGTAAATCAAAGGTCACATTACCTGTCAGTGTTACTTGTGCAACTGGCGATGCCCGTACATCCCAATCCTGCGTAGTGTCAAAGGTCAATGTATCTTCTTCCAAGTACACACCACCTGTTATTTTTGTTAGGTTGTTTGAATCTGCTGATAATACTTTTGATGCCGCACTTGTTCCCAGTGTTGTTAAATCTGAATAGTTTAATTCTGTTGCTGTTGAAGTTACTCCATCAAGAATATTCAGTTCAGCCGCCGTTGATGTTACATTCGTTCCACCTATATCAAGGGTAACCATTTGAACTTCACCCGCAAAAGTTGCCAATGAACTTGTTACTGTTGAATTCGGCGTGAGCGTTAAATGGGTTACGTATGTTCCCGCTGAATTAATGTCATTACCAAGAGTAATGGTACCCCCGTCAGCGACGTTTAATTTCCATTCATCTCCTGCGTCATCGCCTTCATCAGCCATTAAGGTAATGGCTAGTCCCGCACCTTCAGTTGCTGCAATTTTTAAGGAATCAGTTGTTGTTTCATCATATCCTACAAGAACATTTTGGTCTGAGCCAAATTGAATATACTTATCATCGGCGATATAAAAATCACCCCATTCAGCACTAGCAGAACCTAAATCAGCACCACCAGAAGCATCGGGAATAATTGACGTTTCCGCTGTGAATGTGTCAGTTCGTATTCCGGAAGTACCATTATCTATTGCTCCAAAACCTGAAGTTATGGAACCTGAATCCAATGCACCAGTTGTAACAATGTTACCGCCGCCAACACTATGACTTGCAAAATAAGTTGATACTGTATCAACATTAGTCATTGCCATTGTACCACCATCATTGATGAGTATTCCGTCACCGCTTGCTACAGCGGTAGTGCCTCTTGAAGTACCGCCATCAATTAAGTTAATCTCAGCCGCAGTAGTTGTTACATTAGTTCCCCCAATATCAAGGGTAACCATTTGAACTTCCCCTGCGAAAGTTGCCAATGAGCTTGTTACTGTTGAATTTGGTGTAAGTGTTAAATGAGTTACAAAAGTTCCTGCGGAATTAATATCGTTACCAAGAGTAATAGTGCCACCGTCAGCTACATTTAATTTCCATTCATCTCCCGCATCATCACCCTCATCAGCCATTAAGGTAATGGCTAGGCCCGCTCCTTCGGTCGCCGCAATTTTTAAAGTATCAGTTGTTGTTTCATCATATCCTATAAGAATATTTTGGTCTGAGCCAAATTGAATGTATTTGTCATCGGCAACATATATATCTCCCCATTCTAAAGCGGCTGTTCCAATATCTGCTCCGCCTGAAGCATCCGGTACGAGTGAAGTTTCTGCCGTGAATGTGTTAGTTCGTATTCCGGAAGTTCCGTTATCTATTGCCCCGAAACCTGAAGTTATGGAACCACTATCTAAAGCACCAACTGTTACTATATTACCGCCACCAACACTTTCAGCAGCCATATATGTAGAAACAGTCTGCACAGTAGTCATTCTCATTGTGCCATCGTCATTAATGAGAATACCATCTCCATCTGCAACAGCAGTAGTGCCTCTTGCAGTACCTCCATCAATTAAATTTATTTCGGCTGCAGTAGTTGTTACTGTTGTACTCGCAATACTAAGAGCATCTGTTTCTAAAGTTCCATCAATATCCGCATTACCGGATATATCCAATGTTGCTGCGTCTAACTCACCCGATAAAGTAATATCAGTGGCACCAGTAATGGCACCATTTAATGCAACAGCACCATTAATGTCTATTGTAGTTGCGGCTATTTGTACTTCTGTATCTGCAACAATGTCTAATTGACCATCCGTAGATGAATAAATATATAAACCAGTATCATAAAATTGAATTTTTTCTGTACTATTTATTAAAATGTCATCAGAGAATTTAAAGTAATCCTCATCCTCCATCCATGTTAGTACGCCGTCGGCATCAGCACCGTCAAACGTTAATGTATAATCAACGCCTGCGGATCCTGTTCCAATTGTTAAATTATTATTTGTATCGAGGGAAGCAATCTTGCTTGCCGGCAAGGTGCAAAATACGTCCTTCGTGCCAGCACTGAAATCAACAGCGGAATCGCTGTTCGAGCTTGAAATAACTGTTGTTCTTGCTAGTGTATCCGTTGACGCGTCTGTTACGGTTCCAAGGCCAACTTCCCATTCGTCCTCGTCACGGTTGACAATGGCGTAGTATGTCGTATTGCCATCCCCGATTCCCGCAACGAATGTCTCAAATGCTGTAACAGCGCCGCTCAGATCAAGCGTGCCTGTTCCCGTTGTTGTCGAAGTTTCCTTGACTCTATCATTCAGCTTTAGCGCCATTGAAACTCCTTACGCTAGTCTTAGAATAGCATTGCTTGCATCTGCTGCCGGAAACGCAATTGTAAACGTTCCGCTTGTTGACGTCTTGTCGCCACCAAAGTCCAGAACAACTACAGCCTTATTAGAAGCATTACTATTATAAATTAATGCACCGCGTGCAGTGATTGTTGCTGATGTAAAAGATATATCAGAAAAATCGCAAAGAGCAGTTGTTCCACTTGTAGTTGGGGTCACTGCTGTCAATGAACCACCTCCAGCCGTGTAGGTTCCTGAATTAGAAACTTCGTTTGTAGCGGAATAAGCAGTTGTTGAAGCGCTTAGAGTAGCCGAGCTAGAATACAATGCAATTTTAAAAGTGTCCCCTGTTGTAGCCGTGAAATCATGACCTTCAACGAGAATCTCCTGCTTAAAACTGGTACAAACAGCTTGGGTTATTGCCATGTCTTATCCTCCTATGGATTTTTGTTGTGTTTGCATGCCTGGTATTTTTAGTTCCCCATGCATGTACTCATCTCTTCGGTGCTTTCCTTGTTGTTCGATTATCAACTCCTGAATGGCACGTTGATATGATTGTTCATATAATTGCAGCATTTCCGCTGGTCCCTTCAAGAATTTGAAGGCTTCTGCAAGACTTCCGTAAAGCAACGCCGATGGGGCATTGTTCCCCAACCATGAAGTTGTGTTGGAACTGGACAGTCTTGTTGGTAATCTAGTGATTCCTATCTCTATATTATATGCTGCATCTGGTGTTGGCGCAACATAAATTGTGTCCTCGTCCCACCAGGACCAATATTTTGGAGTTCCTGTCGATGTACGAACTGGCCAGTATTCATTCATGAAACTAATGTCTCGTTGTTCTAAGAAATCTCTTGTTGCTGTTCCTGAAGCAGGATAAATATGTACTGTTCTTATTGTAGCTAATGATGTTGGAGTTGCACCAATTCCCGATGCGCCAGGAAGAGATAAGAAAGGATTGCTCGACGTTAAGGCTGAATACTGATGAGACTTAAACGCATCAATATCAGCTTCCCTTAATATCCTGTTCTCTGTATGTTCTATAAAGTCGTCCGTTATTGTGGATGTAAGCACATCAGTGCTTGTTTCCGTGTAATTTAAAATCTGCGTTGTTAATTCAGCGTATGTTGTCATTATGCACTCAATGTTGCCGGACCAGAAGAGGCATATCCTCCTCCACCACTGCCTGTTGTTCCTGCAGCTGTTGAAACTGCAAAGGTATAAAAATCATCATCTGTTTTTGTAATGCTATATCCATCAGAATCTTCCAACTCATCTACATCAGCTCCAAATATATGTCCTCTGACGTCCCTGAACCTTACAGTATCACTGCTTGACCGTCCATGGCCAGGTTCAAAAACTGATATTGTTGTGCTACTTGCCGTAAACCTAAAGGGGTTTAGAGGAAGTTTATGTTCCACTTCACTTTCATCCCTATCCGTTCTAGCGTATTGTAGTGCTTCCTTGTCAGCAGAATGCTTACGGGGATGGTCCTGTGCTGTCTTGGGTTCAAATTCACTTCTATGAACACGCGCACCATTCCATTCCTTTACCATTTCCTTGTAGGGAAATTCCATTCCACTACGGTCAGAGATAGACTTAGCGTATTTTCCTTTAGAGTACGCCATTTATCCTACCACTTAGAATCTTTAGATCCTACCCAATGATACTTACCACCTTTAGTGGCCGCACCCATGCTTTGCACAGTGCCAGAAACAGTTCCTTTGGACAGTGAAACAGATTTTGCCTTTTCCTTAGCCTTGGCTTCAGGAACAGAATTAGTTCCTCTATCACTCCAGTTTCCCTTTACTCCGCCTTTGGAACTTCTTCCGGTATTAGTGTCTTTATTCCAGTTTGGATTGCTCATTATTCCTCCTTTTTACATTCGCAGTCTTGACATTCACAATTGTCTCCACAATTGCATTCAGGACCGCATTTTTCACATTTAACCATATTACCTCCTATGGTATGTAGGCTTGTGCCGGTTCAACCCTGAACGACGTTCGTTCACGGTCATTTTCAGCAGCGCGTTTAAATTCCTCGTCATACACCGCTTTTAAGTTTGCACTTAGCATTGGTGCCCTCTTTAAGCTTATATAGTAAGCCAATCCCGCAGTCAAACACGGAAGAAAATAGAATGGGACATCGGCGTTATTAACGTAATCACCGGCATCCTGTATTCTTCCAATATAGAAATACTTGAAAATGTAAGCCTTGTTTGGGCTTGGATATAGGAAAAGGGTCATGTCATATTCCGGTCGACCACTAGAGGAAGATCCTCCAGTTGTAACCGTTCCAGGAATCAGGGCCCACTGTGTAGGTCTTGCGTCCCCAGTTGATGATTTCTCCTTTCTGGTAAGATTCATGAATTCTTCGCGTGAAATTCTAGCAACAGAAACATCAGTAGTACTGCTGTCTCCTTCCAGGTTTGCAGTTGCGCCAGTTGTGGTTGTGATTGTCGCGTCCAAGATGTCAACGACCTTTTGGTCAACCCCGTAAAAGTTTGTTCCAGCTGTCAGTGTCTGCGTGGCATAGGCAACAGTCCATAGATTTAACCCACGGTTTGCCCATTCCGCAAACATAAGGTTTAAGGATCTTTTTGCTGTCTTTAGATCATAGCCACTGCGCGCCTCCAATTGGCAACGCTCTAGTGCTTCCTCTATAATTTCATCTATTGAGAGGTTAAAGGTTTGAGTGCCTGAATAAGCCATTTAAACCCCTATGCGTAAAATACAGTCACATGTGTCGTTACAGCATTAGTGCACTTGATGCTTGTTTCGCACCTGAATCCTTCATGTGGAAACATGATAG